TCTCAGTCTCAGCGGTCGGTCCGGTCGGTACAGAGTTAGCGACTAGTGCGTGGTTCTGCCCGCTCCCGCTAGTCGGCCGCTCGGCGTGTTCCACGCTTCGAGCGTACCATGGGCGTCAAGGTGCTTGACAATTGGCGCAACCCTGTGACCAGGGGATCCTTTATTGATTGCGGTTGTGACGAGAACTTGCAATGAAGTTGGCACAATGAGTGCACAATGAGCCGATATGGCGCTCTGAGTGAGTCTATCGGCGCTAGTCTGCCACTCAGAGCGTTGGGTTGATCGGCTATGTGTCATGAAGTGTCATGAAGTACCGTAACTTATGTGGCATCTAATTGTAACATTTGCAAACGTACATCGAATTGTAACACCTAACTACGTTCGGTAACACAGAACGTAGTACTTGGGCCGTAAGCACGTATCGGCCCAAGTGTCAAGTTACAATATGTTGTAATATAGTGCGGCCGAATTGCGTTTGAAATTGTACGAGATGGGTTGAAATGCGGCGAACTGTAACACAATTGAATTAGTTGACGAACACTTGTTCGCGGAAATCGGTCGAGTTGACAGAATCCCCCCACACGATACAATCCCTTATTCTTAGATAATTAGACCTCACTAGTTAGACTACTCTCTTGACATTCACTAACCCAACTGCTACGTTACCACCAACGGCAACAAATCCTAGAAGCCTTACCCTAGACTACTTGGGGGCCTCGACCCCTACCGTCCAGCCCCCCAATAGTAATAGTATCGGATACCCCCATGCCTCGTAAAACCGCAGCTCAGAGGTTCGAGCAAGCTCTAGACTACTCTGAGGACCTCGTCAGAAACCCATTAGTGGAGCTTCGTGGGGCTATGCTCCAGAAAGACTTCGCAGCCACTCTTGGTGTGAATAAGGGCGTAATTGCCGCAGCAGAAGAAGGAATGTACGCACTAATTCCCAAGTGCTACCGCAAATACATCATCAAGCTGCTAGAAGTCAACGAGGAATATCAAACCTTTAGACGCACGAAGCGTCAATTCTATTTCGACCCCATCGACTTCCCCATAGAACCAGCGCCCAAGAAGCCGATGAACTCCCTCATTGCGCACTTCTCTCTAACTCCCTACGCTTTCGGCGCCAGAGCGTGCGTGCACCACACTGAAATCTGGAGCATGTGCACGACTAAGCGCAATATGACTGAGAACTTCACTCAATTCCTAATTGATGTGGGAATTGACCAGGCTTGGCAGGACAATTTTAATGCAGCACTACAAACTAATGCCTTCGCCCCAGTGAAACTACGCACAACAGACAACCACACAATGGTAAGTGGAGAGGTTGCTGATGCCTGACGAATCGGACCCGAATTTCCTGGAGTTCCTGGACCCAACTAACTACGGTCGAGAGGAACGCCCCACTACAATTAGAAGAGTGAACCAGCAGCAGGAAGTTACTCAAGTCACACAAGGTCCAGTCACTACTAGTTCTCCTTTAAAGGACCATCGTTACGTAGAGTTGGCCGCATTTATCGAGCTACTCTACCTCCGCAACGGTGTCGTTCCAACTGCCCAAGACTTACGTGAACAAATCCCAGAGTGCGACGTATCAGACGAAACATACAAGCGCTTCGTCAAAGACCCTAAGATCAAAGCGTACCTTATCAAGGAACGGGCTCTACCACTCGACGCCCACGCAAGGCTTACACAGAAGCAGCTAGACTGGATCAAAGTAGTAACTGACCCATCGGATATGCGGCCAGTCAACAAGAAGCTCTCTGAACTCAAGATTAGCCGTGCCGAAGTAACTAGCTGGCAGGCCAACAAGTTCTACCAGCAAGTAATGTACGAGCAAACAAACCGCACATTCGGTTCCAGTCGTTACGCAGTACTCCGTAGCCTGCAAGTCGAAGCAGTAGCCGGTAACATCTCGGCCATGAAGATGTACCTAGAGATGACTGGCGACTACCGGGCAACGAGTGAAGTAAACGTGCACGTTGAGACAAGAACAGTTCTCAACGGAATGGTGGACGTCCTCCAACGCTATCTTGACCCGGAGACACTTCTAAAGGTAGTTGAGGAACTCGAGGCCGTTGCAATTCCAGGTTTACCAGGAGCCAGCCCGTTGGCCGCACTCCCCGAACCGCCCAAAGCCACCATTAGGGAGCTACCCAAGGTGAAGACTAGGCCGGTTAGTACACAAGTAATTGACATAGATTCGGATGGTTGGTAGATGAAGGATGGTTGGTAGATGAAGTACCTAGCGTTTGCGTGGCAAACTTATAAGGCAGTAAAAGCGGATTGGGACCAACTGATGGCTGGAAATGCCGTTAGTTACACTACTAAGCTGGGTGTATTTAGTATAACCCGTAGTGTGGTAACTAAACACTAGTACCAGCCCTTCTAACACTAGTACCCGCCCTGTAGGATCCGCAGCGAGCGCAGCGAGCGAGGACCCCCCGCAACGTTCCGAAATTTAACCCCTGTTTTAATTAAGGATTCCCTCTAATGGGAGAGTTACTTGACCAACTCAAGTTCGAACTCCGGCAAGCTGCCCAACGGCCTAATATCTACGGGTACAGGCCATACAAAGGGGTCCAGGAAAACTTCCATAAATCTACCAAAAGAGGGCGTCTTCTACTTGGTGGCAACCGTGTCGGGAAGACAGTATCGGGTGCCGTGGAGTCCGTTTGGTATCTCACCGGAACCCACCCTTTTAGGTCAACTCCAAAGCCTCCTGTCTACGGGCGTGGCACTGCGGTCGACATTGAACAGGGACTTGGAAAGATCATGCTCCCCGAAATCCAGCGATGGCTCCCAGCCCGATACCTCATCAACGGAAGTTGGGCAGAAAGTTACAGCCCCTCGTCTAGAACCCTCACCCTAATTAATGGCTCTAAGATGGACTTCCTTACGTCAGAACAGGACGTAGAGAAGCACGCAGGTACTAGCCGTAACTTTGTGTGGTGGGATGAGGAACCACCGGAGTCAATCTTCAACGAAGACATGTTGCGCCTCGTAGATGTGAATGGTGACTGGTGGATGTCAATGACTCCACTACTAGGCTTCACATGGATCTACAGAAAGTACTATAGACCAGTTGTTGAGAAGGGTCAAGCGAGCCCTTATGCTGACGTGTTCGTTGGCTCAACTGAGGATAACCCCCACGTTAGTAAGGAAGTACTTGATGAAATCACTGCCGGAATGTCCGCAGAAGAAAAGCAGGCCAGACGACACGGTAAGTTCATGGCCGCAACTGGACTTGTTTATCCGAGCTTTGGCCTCCATAACATTATCCCTCCTATCAATCCGCAGTCAGTTACCAATCCTGTTTATGTTGCTATGGATCATGGCCTTCGCCATCCTACTGTATGGCTTTACGGGTACGTTGATAACGAGGGTCGTATCATCGTGTTTCACGAGTACTACGAGGCCGAACGTACAGTAGCTGAACACGCTAAAGCACTCGACGAATGGGAAGAATGGACCGGCCTCAAGGACCGAATTGTTTACTGCATCGGCGACCCCTCAATTGAACAGCGAAGCGCCGCTACTGGTCTGTCGGTTCGTAGTCTTTATAGTGAGTGCGGCCGTTTCATTGGTCTTGCGAATAATGATATGAGAGCCGGCCTCAATCGGGTCCGGGCTTACATTGAGAAGATTGGTCTATTTGTAACTGAGGATTGTACCAACCTAATCAATGAGTTGCAAAGTTACCGGTGGGACAGCTACGCTAACCGTAAGACGAATGAGAGCAAGAAAGTTCAGGACCAACCGCGTAAGATCAATGACGACGCCTGCGATGCACTACGCTATCTAATTATGAGCCGGCCAGAGGACGAGTTCGAGGGCTGGGCTGGAGAAGTACGCGCCCCATTCATCCAGGCCGCTAAGGCAGCACCGTCAGAGTCCCCATTCTATGCCGCCGAAGATTTGGAAGACTTCGGTGACCAGACAAGTCACGTAATCCTAGGGAGTGAATGGTAGTGGAACTAGAGATTTATAACAAGGGTACACTAGATCGGGAGTTCCTGAATCGGCCGGAGCTTCTTGCCGAATTGCGTATACACCGTATTGTAGAACCATTCCACGAAGGCTTAGACTTCGATATGCGGGTAATCCCCGGTGAGCGTAGGGACCTAATGGCATTGCCGGCCTGCTCAGTTGATGGTAGCTTCGATGACGTGTGGTACATTAACCTAGGCATTGATAGCGACGACGGAGCAATCTATATTGGTGAGAAGATGTTCCGTCACATGGCTAACCTAGTTGGGTACAGCCCCGCTGACGAACTCCGTACAGCCTATAGGACCATTGAAGAAAAGGACAAAGAAATTGCTCGTCTTACTCGGCTTGTCAATCGTGTGCGTATCGTTCATGATGAGCTTGTTGATCTGGAAGTGGCACAGTCTAGCGGTCCGGAAGCTAGCAGCGGACGAAGTCGAAAAGGACAGTCTACGCCAGCAGCTTAATAAGTACATGGCCCAATTGGTGGCTCGGAACGATACGGAGTACCACCACTTGGCCGATTCTGTTGATCGTTCGCTTATTAGCTTAAGTGATGAGCCAAACGACGACCTGGCCGATGACTTCACTCTGGCCTCCGACATGTCTAATGTAATTATTGACTTGGAAGAGGATAATAGGCTTCTAGGATTTGCTGAATCCTAATACCCGCCCTGTAGGGGCGGAGGCCGAAGGCCGGAGCTACCCCCTTCCACATTTTTATACCCTAATTTGGAGTTAGCGTGGCTGATAACACGGCAACAACAGAAGATCGTGGCACAGCTACGCCTTCTGCCGATACCGCTGAGAAGTGGAACAACGTGTACCAACAGGCCCGTATGGCTCGTATGAGCTTCGAGCGGAAGTGGTACACTTACTTGGCGTTCGTAAGCGGCAAGCAGTACATTCAGTGGAACTATGAATCCAGTGCTTTAGCTGTTGGCCGAATGATCGAGCCGTTGAATCCGGGGAACCGTGTCCGCATTGTCATTAACAAGACCAGGCGGATTCTTCGCAAGGAACTCGCCAAGATTAATAAGGAGCGCGTTAGGGGTTTCGTTAGTCCTTCTAATACTGACGATAATAGTCAGGCGGCTGCTAGGGGAGCTGAACAACTGGCTGACTATATTACCAATGAACTGAAACTAGCTTGGCGGTTTAAGCAGTGTGACTGGTGGATGTTAATCTGTGGAACAGCTTTCCTTAAGACATACTATGATGAATCTGTGCCTATGGGCTATGGTAAGCAGGATATGCAATTACCTCCTCAGGCTCAGGGCATGGGTATGCAGAATGGACAGCAACAGCAACAGCAACAGCAGCAAGAGCACGTTATGCTGTATGGTAGTCCTGTTGTTGAATGCGTTGACCCATTTCACATTCTGGTCCCAAATCTGGATGAGCCAGATTTGCAGAAGCAAGAGTGGGTGATGCATGTTACTATGAAGTCACCAGATTGGGTTGAACAGCGTTTCGGTATTAAGATGGATGGCGTGTCTGTAGCTACGAATACGCTAGAGTCACGTCTCATGGCTATTCAAGGAATGACTCAGGATGCGTCGAAGCAAAAGGCTGTGGAAATCCGTGAAATATGGATTAAGCCGGACAAGAATCACCCTAAGGGTGCTAGAGTCACATGTACGCAGGAGAAAGTCCTGGAAGTACTAGAGGAATACCCGTATGTACACGGGAAGTACCCATTCGCTAAGCGGACTTACATTGAGAACTCAATTTTCTACGGTGCAACTCTTGTAGAGGATTTGATGCCGCTACAGGTTGAGTACAATCGGACACGCAGCCAGATCATTGAGGATAAGAACAGGATGGGTAGACCACAACTTGCTGTGGAACTTGGTTCTGTTGACGTGAAGAAGCTTCGTGGTGCTGCGGGTGAGGTAGTGGAGTTTAGGCCAGGTTCTAGGCCG